AACGCTCTGGAAAACCAAGTGCTTGAATCCCTACCTGACCTTCAGAAGTCAGACATCGATGACATCAGGCCTGGGTATGTATGGGCAAATGTTGGTACGTTTCGCAAGGACCCCCCGAACACGTTGTCAGGATTGCTCGGTCCAATTGTAAGCAAACGAAAGATCAAGCCTAATGACATCGTGACTTCCGTTTTCTCCATCTTGGTTAGCGTTCACGGGGGGAGGCTTGCTAGACAAGCAGCTAATTGGCCGAGCGGATTAATCTACTTTGACACTGGTCAATCAGACGAGCGGTTGTATGCTGCTGCTGACAGGCCTGACCGACCCACGTTCCGCGCTCCTGTGAATCCTGAATACTTTGTTGATCGAGACTTCGGTCGCCCCGTGGAGGACGATGATGAGTACTGAACAAGAGATCCTGTCGCTTGTGCAGGAACTGAACTATGCAAGCAGTAGCAATGTCTTCGTCACGTTCTCGCCTGGTCCCGAGGTTCCAAGCACGTTTGTTCTCTTCTCGGAAAGCGACAGCGAGTGGATCGTCGTTGATCGAAATGATTTCGAAGTCCTGGCTGCTCGCGGAGGCTTGGTTCTCTGCGAGGGAGATGTCGATGCAGTTCGGCTTGATCAAAGCGAGTACCTGCTGGCTCATGACGTAAAGTCCAACGCTCTCCTGTTTGAGCGAGAAGTTTACGAGCTAACTGAGGACAAGACTGTCGTCGGATTAAAAATTATCTGGGATGCAGAGGCTTGACCTAACGTGTCAATACGCTATCTAATACTTGGGTTGTTCGAAAGGTGAGTCCGAATCATGGATGAGCGGGATGATGAAACGGAATTGTCGCCAGACGAGCAGCTTGCTCATTCGTTGCAGAAACTTGACGCAATGGATGAGGCAGACCTCGACATAGCTCAGGTGCTGTACGCACTGCATCAGTTGTGCTTGATTGGAATGATCGACACTGATGGGGGCGAGATAGTGATGACTAGTTGGGGGCTCCACTCGGGTGAGATTTTACTCGGAGGAGGACGGAGAGTAGCGGACCAGCGTCTGTTGGAAATCTGCTCAGGAATTTACGAAGATCGAGAAGATGCATTGATCAGCGCGAAGCTGATCAAGTCCCTGTGGGATGCAAGCATTTTTGAGTTCATGAAACGTGGCAAGGATGCCCGTTTTTTATCCGACGAAAGATGAGTCGGAATCATGTTAGGAAGTCTAGTTGTTAGCGAGTGACGTTCATTCGCTTGAGTTTTGTTTTTTGTTAACGATATGAGAATGTTATGAAGTTACCTTCACTGACCGCGAACTACGCCCCCCTCGACGCTGGCACTCACTCAGCTGTCTGTTTCCAAGTGCTTGACTTTGGAACGCAGGAGGACACCTACGAGGGCAAGGTCACGGTGAAGCCAAAGATCTGGCTGGGATTTGAAGTCCCCTCTGAGCTTAAGAGTGACGGGGAACCGTTCGTGATTGGTCGCGAGTATACGTTCAGCAGCAGCGAGCGTAGTACCTTTCGCAAACACCTGCAAGCTTGGCGGGGAAAGCCCTTTGACGACAGTGATTTCGGTCCCGAGGGTTCGTTCGATGTGGAAAACCTGATCGGAGTTGGTTGCTTGATCAGCGTTGAGCATAACTCGAACGGTCGTGCTGTGATCACATCGATCATGGCAATGCCAAAGGGAGCGCAAGCCCCCGAAGGCAAGACAGCCAAGCAGTTCCTCGACTTGAGTGGCGAATTCAAGCCTGAGTTGTACCAGTCACTCCCTGAGTGGATGCAAGAGCGTATCGCTCAATCCCCTGAGTTTGCAGGGCTTGGTGCAACTGCTGGTGCTGGGTCGGATGCAACACCATTCTAGTTAGTTTTTTGCTTTTCTAACTAGGATCAGACGGGGCCAGCAAGCAGGCCGCTGGTCCCGTCTATTTTTCACAATGGATGTTGCATGGAGGGGAGAGGCCTTGAAGTTACCAAGTTTAAAAACAGCTGTGCCAGAGGACTGGTATAACTGCGAGATTGTTGGAGCCGAAGTCCGATGCACTAAGGCTGCGAACAACATCCCCACAGAGGGGAGTTACTTGCTCGTTCGATTGCAGCTTGAACAAGGCAAGTACAGGGGGCGGGAGATCTTCTGTCGCGTCACACTGCACAGCCACAACGACAAGGCTAGGCATGCTGGCATGCGGCAGCTTCGGCAGCTTTACAATGCTATCGGAATCACTCGCTGCGAAGACTCCGAGCATCTCATTGGGAAGAAACTGCAAGCTCATGTCGTCGTCAAGTCATGGAAAGATTCCATGCATAACGATGTCAAAAAGTTTAGTAAATATGTGACTGCTCAAGAGGCGGTTGCCAAGGTCCAAGATTCCGATCAGCAATCGGGGGCGGACACTTGGTAGTCTACAAACCAAGGGAACATCAGGCGAAAGCTAGGCGAGACCTGTGGGCGTTTCTCACAGGGTGTGATGGCGATCCACTAATCAACATCCCTACCGGCGGCGGTAAGTCTCTGGTCATAGCATTCTCATGCGAAGACCTCATGAAAGTTGGGAGAAGGGCAGTCGTCCTCGCCCCGAAGCGAGAGTTGGTTGCGCAAAATCTTGAGAAGTTTGAGGCTATTTGCGGAGCCGAGAAGTCAGGGGTTTATTGTGCGGGGCTCAATCGCAAAGAGTCTGAAGCTGACTTTGTGTTCGGAACAATCCAGTCCTGCTACAAGAATGCAACTGACTTAGGGTTCCGGCACTGCATCATTGTTGACGAAGCACATCTGATCCGGCCTGGCGACGATGGAATGTTCAACAAGATGATCCGAGATCTTCGGGTTATCAATCCAAAGCTTCGTGTGATTGGACTGACTGCGACTGAGTATCGGCTAGATTCAGGATTAATCTACGGGAGGAATAAGAAACTTCCGTTCGATGCACTGTGTCATCAGACATCGATACCCGAGTTGCTTGAGAAGGGATACCTTTCCGCTATCAAAGCGGTGTCAGTCAGCGAGGTCGATGTCAGCAACGTGAGGATAGTCCGTGGCGACTTCGACATGCGGACAATGGAGGCTGCATATAAGACTGATGTGGCAAGGGCTGCGGCTGAAACCGTTGCCGCTGCAAATAAGCATGAAAGAAAAAGCTGCCTTGTTTTCGGATGCACTATCGACCACTGCGAAATGATCGCTGCTGCTATCCGAGACATCAGCGGCGAAGAAGTAGGTATGGTTAGCGGCGAGACGCCATCACTGCTACGCAAGTCAATGCTCGACAGGTTTAAGTCAGGGTCTCTGCGCTGGTTAGTAAACTGTGACGTACTGACCACCGGCTTCGATGCGCCAATCGTAGATTGCGTCAGCGTCCTTAGATCCACAATGTCGCCTGGTCTATTCTACCAAATCGTGGGTCGCGCTTTCCGAACTGCTGAAGGAAAGGACTATGCCATCCTTCTCGACTTTGGGGGGAATCTGAAGCGACATGGAGCCCTCGACTCCAAGAAGTACGGTCGTCTGTCAACGAAGCAGCAAGCGGCTGAGATTGCTGGCGAGGAAGATCCTGATTCGGTTCGTGAGTGTCCTTCCTGCAAGCGACCTGTGATGAAAGGCGACACTATCTGCATTCACTGCGGTGCTGAGTTGGTGATCGAGCGAGAGCCGAACCACGATGATCGTGCTGATGCAGTCAGCGTTGCTCTTGAGTGTGTGACCAAGCCGCTGCCGAGAATGCTCACTGTCGAGCGAGTCCAGTACGCGATCCACAAAAAGAAAGGTGCAAGCGACACCGATCCTCGGACGCTCCGAGTTGATTATCTGTGCAGGAAATCAACCGATGGTGTAGCTGATATCGGGATCGAGAAACACTCCGAGTGGATTTGCTTGGAGCATCAAGGATGGGCGAGGCAGAACGCAGTCAGGTGGTGGATCAAGCGATGCAATGTCGCCGCCCCTGAAAAGATTGAAGAAGCAATTGACATTGCAAACCAAGGCCTGCTGGCATCGCCGTTTGAAATTGAAATCAAACGCGATGGTAGCTACGACAAAGTTGTGAACGCTCGGATCAAAACGATACCTGACGCAACTAAAGGAGATGAGGAACAGGAGGTTCTTCCATTTTAAAGCAAGGAAGAAAGCCCATGATCGAAATAAAAGCAAGAGAGACATACGACTACCTTAACGCTTTGTACTCACAGTGTAGCAACACTGACGGTGTCATCGCGTTACTCAAGAATCCGTACCGAATCGATGCGGTGTTTACTGCGTCTGAGTTGCATGATGCTGCTGCATGGATTGATGAGTCCAATCCGAGCTACATCAAGGTAGCGTTGCTTGATTCAGGCAAGATCGCGGACGGTGGTGTCGGAGGAAACGATGCTGTCAAAACAGTCGTCGCGATCCAGCTTGACGTTGACGCGAACAAGGATGGATTTGGATCTCGCGACGAGGCGATTGACGCACTCAACGCGATGCCTCGACCACCAAGCATGCTGGTCAACACCAACGGCGAGTCCGGTGGATTCCATGCATACTGGATACTATCGGAGCCTGTGCGAATCGACAGCAAGCACCAACGAGATTCCCTTGCTGCTATTAGCAAAGCATGGGAGAACCGGCTCCGCGAAAAGTACGGAAAGCTTGATGCCACCTCTGACTTGGCGAGGATGCTCAGGCCTGTTGGTACAACCCGCGAGTCTGGCGAGGCTGTTAGTATTGCGTGGCACAATGAGGATGCGAGGTACACGCTGGATGAATTGACTCTCGAGGTCGATGAGCCAGCTAGATTCGATGCACCAATGCACATCGACTACTGCGAATCATCTGGTTCCGAATTCATGAAAAGCCCTGAGTCCCCTCGCATTCTCGCAGGTATCATGGACAGGCTGGGTTACAAAGTATGGCAAGTGGCTGACGGATCTTGGAGATTCAATCGACCTGGTTCTATGCATAAGACCTTCAACGGCAAGATCGGTGGCGAGGTCAGTTCGGCGGGAAATCATCAGCTGATTAGCTGGACTCCAAACACTCCATTCCCAGCCAATGAAAGCATCACTGTATTTCAAGCATACGCTGATCTCTGCCATGGCAGCGACCTGTCTCGAGCAGCTTCTGCACTGTACGACGAGGGATTTGGTGAGACCGGCGAGTCCGTTGATCAAGTTGAGATCGGAGTGGACAAGCTCATTGCGAATGCATCCTTCGTGACTCCGGTTCAGGAGCAGCCTCGACCTGCTGTTGCGATAGCGAAAGTCGGAAGCGACAACATTGACCCAATCCCCATGGAACTGATGGACGATGGTTGCTGGATTGGGCAAACCGTCAGATGGGTTTTAGCCAATCAAACAATTGAGCTACCCGAACTAGCATTTGCTACTGCGATTCATCTGATTGGCTTGGGTTGCGCAAGGGTCTGGCGAGATGACAGCAACCATCAGACCGCCGCTAACATGTATTTGCTTTCAGTTGCACCAACGGGATCTGGAAAGGAGATGCCCCGCAAGTGCGCGAAAGTATTCTTGGAGGAGGCTGGGTATCAGCACCTCTGCGGCCCCGACAAACTCAGCAGCGGCCCAGGCCTCGACTGGACTGTCGCACAAAACAAAACAGTAGGTGCGATGCCGGATGAAGTTGGCGATCTGATCGAGCAAATGTGTTCGCCTCGAGCAGCTGAGTATACAGCATCGATCTCACAGTCGCTCAAGATCCTTTACACCGCATCAAGCAGCGGTCATTGGCAAGGCAGCTGTCGAGTCGCTGATGAGATCGAGGGAGTCTCCTATCCCCACCTAAACTTCTGGGGGTCAACTACGCCGAGCAAATTCTTTAGCTCGATGTCCGCAGACAAGATCACTGACGGATTGATTGGTCGATTCACGATGCTGTATGCGAGCATCACAAAAGCAGATGTGATTGCAGCATTTGCCAAAGAGGATGACATGCAATTCATTCCTCCAAGTCATGCACTGCTCGAGTCGTGGCGTCGAGTGAAAATGCATGAGTCACCGAACAACAAGATGCTCGCAGCATTCACTGCTTCACCGGAGACCGGCGAGTCCGACGACGACGAGATGGATGAGCGAGTCATCTGGAATGTGGTCAGCCGATCCAAAGAAGCGAAGGAACGGTTTCGTGACCATGATTTAAAAATCCGGCTCAAGAACATCGATCATGAAGAGCAGATGCAGGATGTCGAGACTTCTGTGTGGAGTCGCGCCAACGAGAAGACTGCGAAGTTAGCCCTGCTCTACGCGATGAGTCGTTGGGCCATGGAGGAAACGTCCTCGCCGCCAGTCATCACGCTGGCCGACATGGACAGAGCAGTCAAGCTCTCAAACTTCTTGGCGAGGCGGCTGATCAAGTCGATCAAGACTCAGGTACATGATTCAACTGCTGATGCTGATGTCGTCGAGCTACTGACGGTGATTGCTAAGAAACAGGGAAGTAAAGACAGCGTTCGGTCAAGCGATATCTACAGGGTCAACCCTCTCAAGAAACTCAAAGCTGCCAATCGTGATAAGCAATTGCTTGAGCTCATGCAAATCCAAGGCTACTTGGTCGCAAACCAATCACAATCGCAGGGCGGCGGCCTAGCTTTTTCCATCACGCAGGACGGCATCGAAAAGCTGGAGAACGGCGAATGATTTTGGCTAGATTGATGAGTCAGACTCACGATAATACCGAAATGAAAACCATTTGCGATATCAAGTTGCCGCTTCCTCCGAAGGAACTCCAGCCAAACGCTCGCCCTCACTGGCGAGCGAAAGCAAAAGCTGTGCAGTCGTACCGAGCGATGGCGTTGCATGAAGCGTTGCAATGGAACACTGACGAGTGCTGCTCGGTAGCTGTTGTCAAGATCGAGTACGCAAACAAGACAAGGCGAGTGCTTGATCCAGACAACATCATCGCTGCCCTTAAGTCAGCCATCGATGGCATCACATCGAGCGGATGCATCGAGGACGACGACGAGCTTATTTACCTACCACCCAAGCGTTACAAGTGTGCGGAGGACCCGCATGTTCGAATCACTCTTTTGCAGCCTAGCGAGATGGAGCTCGATGCGATTGAAAAACTATTTGAAATGGATTGGCTATGAACCACGAACTCAACGAAGAAAAAAAAGTAAAGGTCCTTTTCCTGCGGCTCCCTGCGAGCTTGCACGACCGCATCCAAGCTGCCGCTGAACGATTTGATCCAACGAGGCAACGCAATGCGACTCGGATGATCACCGAAGTACTAGAGAAAGAATTCCCAGAGACGACGAAGTAATGCTTACGCGAACGCAAATATCAAAACGACTGGGAGTCTCGATGGCGACTGTTACTGAGTGGATCGACAGTGCTCAACTCAAGGCAGTCAATGTGAGTCCGAGTCCGAGCAGAGCACCGCTGTGGCGGGTTAGTGAGCTCAATCTCGCTGAGTTTTTAGATGCGAGATCAAATACGCAAATGTCTGAACGCAGAAGGCGTCGAGCAAACGAGCGAACAAGGAAAATTCTCTGATGAAAATCCAGTGCTTTGCTGGCGTCTTGAGTGACGAGATGTGCGACAGGCTCATATCGCAACATCAGAGTCGCTTGCAACCTGCTGTTGTTGGCGAAGGTCACAAGCAACATGTGTCGCCTGGTCGATGTGCGAAGTCGTCGTCATTTGAAACGGAAGACTGGTTGCAACAACTTAACCTGCGGCTCGCGGAGAAACTTATGGGGAAGAGCATCCCCATGTCCATGTCGATTCCGCGACTCAACAGTGAGTTAGTTCGGTATTCAGTTGGCGACTGGTTTATGCGGCATCGCGATGCTGCGAAAAAAGACTTCACGCTGATCTACTTCTTGAATGAGGGGTATCACGGTGGGGTGCTTAAGTTTGATGACGGTTTATCGTTTTACGCAGCAAAGGGATCTGCTGTGATTTGGAAAAACACCGACGACAGTTACCACGAAGTAACGGAAGTCTTGGCAGGCGAGCGATATGTGCTCGCAAGCTGGCTCGGAGGCCTAGATGCATAGCGAAATAGATGAGTTGGTTACTCGCTTGACCAAAGTCCAAGCGATGTACAGTCGCTGGGGAAACAAAGCAAAGAGGCTTGCCAAGAAAGCGGAAGAAAGGGCGACCTCAGAGTCCGACATCGGCAAGCGAGAGCGATTGTTCAGGCAGTCGCTGTCGCACCAGAAGAATGCAGAAAATGATCTCGAAGTTTCGGAGACGATGAAAGAAGCAAAGAAAACACTCCGCAAGCTGCATTCAAAACTGCTTGCAGACAAAGCGAAATCTAGAAACTTTGAGCAGATCACTGACGCTTTCGCGGAGGTGCTGAAATGAGTCACTCTTTCGTTGGGAATATAGATGGAGATCCTTTCTCGATCACGCTCGGTAGCGGAGGGACTATCAACCTCCGAAATCCTCGCCCTGAATCGATTGACTTCGATGACATCTGTAGATCCTTGAGCAAGATATGCAGGTTCAACGGTCAGCTGAATTCTTTTTATTCAGTAGCCGAACACTCAGTCGCTGTCGCTCACGATGCACTGTCTCGAGGCTGCAGTATAGATGCCTGCATCGCATGCCTGATGCACGATTCAGCAGAGGCGTACATCGGTGATGTCAGCAGGCCGCTACGGTATCTACTTGGTGCTAGTTTCCACTGCCTTGAACGGCGAGTGGAAATGGTAATAGGTGAGGCGTTTGAAATAGATTTCGAAGAACACTTCAAAGAAATAGAAATATCAGACAACGCTATTTGTCTCGCAGAGTTCGAAGCATTCCGCCCCGAATCTTACAGCTTGGTCGAGGAAAGCTTCGACTCAACTCTCAATGGCTATCGTTCGGAATGGTCAGGGCCTCGAAACCTACCACCAGAAAAAGCCGCAAACCTTTTTTGGCATTCGTACCACTTTTTTAAACGGAAACAAAATGATTGATGCATTGATCGATGAGATCAAAAAGCTAGCACCTGAAGAAAAAATCGAGATCAAAACTGAGGAAGGAAAGTCAAACGACTTGGTCGTCATCACTCGAGTTCATCACTCAAGCAGACTTAGTTCGTGTTACAGGGCAACTTGCAAAGTCTATCTAGACGAATTAATGACGGGCGAAGTAGATAGAAATGTGAGAAACATACTTGCTCATACAGCTAAAACGATACAGCAGCAGCTTGATAGAGCAAAAGGAGAGGGGTCATGAGGCAAAAGTCGTGGGACCTACGTCCTCGCTCTTCAATCGGTGCTTTTGTTTTCGGAGTTACTCTAGCTGCTGTATGGGTCGCGGGGTGGCTTCACTGGGTGGGCTTCGTTCAACACGTTGCAGTTGCTCAAGACACATCGCCAGCATTCATGGCAAGCCCTGACTGGCCCGCTGTTTCCTACTACGAGCTCACGAACGTCAGAGTGATTGATGGCGACACGCTCGAGGCTGACATCAACTTCCCAATGAACATCACCTTAAGATCTGAAACTATTCGCTGCTCAGACTATGACGCCTGGGAGGCGAGCAAGAGACGCAGGTCTGTCACTGTTACAGACGACGAGGTTGTGATGGGTAAATCAGCAACCATTGCACTAAATAAATTGCTCTCCTCTGGCTCAATGCTTGTCCAGCTTGAATCAAACGAACGAGATGTCTACGGGCGAGTCCTCGCGAGACTGTTCGTGCAAAGCGAGGGAAGTCTGACATCAGTCGCAAGATGGATGAGGGAACAAGGTCATGTCAGAAAAGAGGGTGGTAATGAGTGAGTCACAATTTGAAAAGATGTTACGAACACTAAAAGACGCCGAACGTCAGCGAGATTTTTCGCGACACACTATCGAGGTTCAGGACGAGATCATAAACGACCTGCGTAAAGAGAACGAGCGACTTCGCGAGTTGGTTGAGGCAGGCAAGGAAGATCGTAAGGCGATTGACGAACTTGTCGATGAGAACCGGCGACTTCGTGAGTTGCTGGAGAAGGCCGTGGTCTACTCCCACTCGATGCCTACTACGCTTGTCGCAGCAATCGAAAAGGAGGTGGGCGATGATTGAATTTTGGATGCTAGTCATAGGGTGCATGATGATTGTGCTAGGAACATTGCTTGTCTCAAGGAGAGGCTGGTGATGATACCACCAAGCAGCATACTTTCATCCAGCAAGAATGCTCAGTGGATGTGGGGCGTGATATCCAAGTCGAGTAACAAAGAATCCGTTGAGCAGGCTATCGTCGATCTTAATAATGATTTTTTTGAGGGGGAATGTTACACGAATAACGAGAAAGTAATGCAGGCTATCCATGCTCTTTTATTGCAAAAGATTTCTGATATTGGATGCGACGAATTAACCGATATGATAAGGAAGCAGGTTGGCAAAAACTGAAACCATTAATGCGGTAGCAAAGTGGTTGCAAGAAAAGAGATGCAAGACAATGCCTTACGGCAGAAGATCGGTGCATCTAGTTTTCACCGAGGGCGAATTTACATACCACGCCTTCGTTCACGATTCCAAACACAAGCTCACTAACAACCTGCTAATCGACTCGAGGTATCTCAACCCGATGGGATACCCATTAATGAGGGGGCATCGGGTTGTTAGTGTTGTTCAGCTTGTTGTTTGGAAAGACGAGTGTGCTGTCGCGACCCCAGCTTCCCTGCTGGATTCGCCTGTCGTTCTCGATCAGGGAATGAGTTTCTACTCAGTCTCCCCAGATCTGTACTCAGTTCATTCCCTTGCAAGCACTGCTGAACAACTTTTCCGAATGGAAGAGTTTGATGCAAAATAAAACTCAATGGCTGTCGTTTACAGCAGGTTTCTTTCTGGGTCTCTACACGCTTATTCTCTATCTTGGCTACTACCCGCACCCAGTGCGATGCTTAGAGTGCAACCAAGTTGTAGAGGAGAGTTCTCAGCTGGCGATCTGGTTGGGGCATCAAAACGTAATACACTTCGAGTGCATCGATGACATGAGGCGTCACGCTGAAGCACTAGACAAAGGCATAGGCGACTTCACGATTCAAGCAACCAGCTACGAACATGCTGGCAGACAGCCTTGATTCTTGAATCGTCAATGTGATGTCGGTAGTTGTCTCCCATGCTGGGATCGACATGCCCCATGACTAGGTCTGTAGCCACCTGGTCCTTTGCCGAGCCGCTGATGGTCTCAAAAGTGTGGCGAAGCCAGTAGAAATCCCCCTTCCGCATTCCCGCCCACTTCCTTGCGTCAGCGAAACGCTTGCTGATTGGAACTGAATTGCGCTCCCATGAGCCTCCATCTCGGTAAGTGAAGAGCAACTCTTTTGCTTCCCGAATCGGCTCTGTTCGTCTCTCAATAGATTTGTCTATCGCCTCAATCGTCTCAGGCCACAGCCACGAACAGCGAGCGATCTCTGTCTTGCGGCGTGGATACTCGAGGAAAGTAGGCTCTCTCGCTCGCTCATAAAGACTGAGCTCTAACCGAGCGATATCAGTTGGTCCGTAGGCACAGTTCAACCCTAGGTAGCACATAGCTTTCAAATGCACACCGCACTCATCAAGCAATCGCTGGATCTGTTCGGGAGTGTAACACTTGCTTCCAAGATTCCGCCTATGTTTTCGCACTTGCAACGCTGTCGGCTTGCGGAAATCTGGTCCGTATTCGGGTTCATCAAGAATCAACTTCGACTGGCGAAGCCATTTGAAAGCAGTACGAATCCGCTGTATCTCATTCCCCATGGATACTAGGTTCAATTGCTTGGAACGCTCTCGCTTGTAGCGAACGAAATCGCTGGGTCCAAGCTTGCTTACATCGGCCTCTTCGCCAAAGTGTCTAATCAGAGACTTGCATGTTTGCTTGTAATCTCGAAACGATATTTCGGAGAGAGACCCCGCAATCTTGGAGTCCTCCTTGGCGACAAGGAACTCATTGAGTCCATCGTACAGGGACAGGTAGGTTTTTACGGAGAGCGTTCCGACCTCATCAGCGTAGAGACGCTTGTATTCAGCGAGGGCTCCAGTTGGATCTTCCCAGCGACCGAAGTACTCGATCTTTCCAGCAATCTTTTTTCCCCACTTCCCACAAGCGTGGGCGAATAGAGGGAATTCGGGGTACGGCTTGTCTGGCTTTTGTTTTTTCTGCTTCACGGTACACCTCGGCTACACCTTGTTCACTACACCTTTGCTACACCCGTGACTACACCATCGGGTGTAAAGGCTAGCGTGACAAGTGGCTGAAACACCGCAAAAAGAGTACACCCCACAAGATTCGAACTTGTAACCTTCGGTTCCGTAGACCGGAGTAGCCGGTCACCGAGCGAGACTTGGAAAGGGATTGTTTTGCCGCTTTTTGCGGGGCCAAACCATCTTGGGTTCATTGATGATGGTAACGCAATTTACACCCGCTAACAACCCTTTAGGGTAATGTACAGGGTGTACTGTACACCCGATATACACCCGCTACACCCGTTCAAAATACCGTGAGCTTCGGTTCATTTTTTTTGAATGAGTGCTATGAAAAATCATGTGAGGAATTCTGGTTTCTGCCTAGGCAATTGCACCTTGCTTTACGCACTGCTATTTGTCCCTCCCTTTCCTGCGATCCGATTGCATGTAAAATTGAAAGTGAAGCGGACTAACTTATTTTTGTTTATGTAGTGTCTGACCAGCCGTGTCCACGGGGTTAAGTAATGTGCATACTCATTCAATCTAGTAGGCACACAGGGGCGAGAAATGCAGCGAGGCGAGACATTAGACACGCAGATTATTTCAGAAGTATTGGCTAGGGCTAGCAAGAAGACATTCTCGACAGAACCAAGAAGGAAAGAAGCCCTCGCTGCTCTTCGTGAGAATTTTGAGGACTGCACCTGCGGACAGTGGGGAGCGGCAGAAGACGGTCAACGCACAGAGAGAGATAGATCCGATCAGGATCTAGTAGAGAGGTTAATTCAAGCAGTGGATTCCGCTATCCTTGCAACCTAGCAATTTTTTTCACTGTTTCTTGCTTCTTGCTTGCAGCGGCGACCTTTCTCTGAAGCTCGCCTTTTTTGCTGTCGGCTTTGACAGGAGGTCCGTAGGATCCAATGCGACCATACGCTTGTCCAATCTCCAAGCGAATGTCGTCCGATCCTTTGCTTGCAATAAACTTTACTACCGAGACCAAGTCATTCATATCCAGACTTCCCTTTCGTATGTGATGAAACACTGCGCTTTTGCTGCAGCCGCAAACATCCGCTAGGTCCTGAACCCCAAACTGACAGACTATCTCTTTTCTTGGCATCGTCTTATACCCTCTGTTAATGACAGGAGCTCACTTTTCTACTTACCTGGATATTTACAAGGTCGCTGGGGCGTAACACAGGCTAGCTACAGCCAGGCGTTGGGGCAATAGCTTTCGCCTCTATGTGATAATTTAAGTTCAGATATCTTATAAGGAAAGTACCGCTTTGTATCTGAACTGTACAGCTTTGATTCAAACAAGCGATCTCGCAATTACGGAAGATTTGAATGCATTTCAATACCTTAAAAACTGAGTCAGATTCAGAATTCGGGGGTGAATATCTCTGGATTTGCAGTACAAAACAAAAGAAGGCAGAGGTGGAGGCTCTTATGAGACTTCATGGATATCCGCTTGAGAGAGCTTGCGAGATCGCTTGTTTGAATCAAAGCGAGTTCATCAGAAGCCCCCCAGTGCCGCAGTCGAGGATCAAATATCTTCCGACACCTGAGCAGATACGAGCTCAGTGTCGCAAGTTACTTAACGAGCGAAAAGCTGATGGCGAGTGACACCGAGCAAAGCGACTACTCCCTGAAAGTATCGCACCTACTGTCTTACGCTGACACGGAAAAAGAAAAGGCAGTGATCCGAGCATTAGGATCAGAGGGATCAGAGAGAAAGGCAGCTGCAGCTGTCGGAATACCTAAGTCAACTGTTCACGACATAGTGGCAAGAGTAAAGCTCAAGGCATCCACTAAGGGCTACTCGCCGGATCATGACCTTGATCACCCAGTCCCTGATCCGTTTGTGGTAAAAGGTGTATCGACATATTACGACTCGGATGGGAAGGCTGCAGGGCAATGGGTCAAGAGTGTCTCGGACGCTGGCAAGCTAAAACAGGTTGCGAAAGCAGCAGCGGAAGCTTTCTTCAAGGATAGGGACCCCCTGCCAGCCATATCGGGACCGTGGACGGATCCGATGATTGATCCCGACTCAGATTTGCTCTCGATGTATGTACTGAGCGACTTGCACTTAGGCATGTATAGCTGGGCAAAGGAAACTGGGAGCGACTACGACTCGGACATCGCTGCTCGGCTCATCGTTCGTGCATTCGAAAAGCTATTCAGCAGAAGCCCTGACAGTGAGTACTGCATCATCGCACAACTTGGCGACTTGCTACACACAGACGACGACAGCAACGCTACCAAGAGATCAGGGCATCCACTGGACGTTGACACTCGCTACCAAAGGATCGCTCAGGTCGGACTCAGTGTGTACCGATCTATCATCGACATGGCTCTCAAGAAACATCAGGAAGTGCATGTCGTCAACGTGCCAGGCAATCATGATGATATCACTGGATACTGGCTGGGAGTCGCGATCAAAACTGCATACGCAAACGAGCCTCGACTAAGCATTGATGACAGCCCTGGTCCTTACTTCTACAGGAGGTTTGGGTCAAACGCTTTTGGGTTTTGCCACGGCCACACAGTCAAGCCCGAAGCACTGGGCGAGATCATGGTAGCTGATGCACCTGAGATGATCAGCAGCACTGAGTATCGGTACTGGATGACCGGACACATCCATCACACCCAAGTCAAAGAGAACAGGATCTGCACTGTCGAAAGCTTTCGAACCTTAGCCTCCAAAGATAGCTGGCATCACGGGAAAGGATACAGGTCCGCGAGGGACATGAAGTGCATTGTTTTCCACAGAGATTACGGCGAGGACGAGAGGTTAACGGTTAGCCTGAAGGAGCTTGAAAAGGATGAATCTCCTTGAAATTCTGGGTCAGTTCCTCGGTATTTTTGTTGAGCTCATCCCGAGATTTGCACGACGACCTGATTCTACAGAATGGCTAGTGGTTGATGCTTTCTTGAGGGGACCGATGATCTGCAGAAACAGACCAGTCCTGTACGTTCCCGTCTTTGATAGTGTGGAGTACTGGCCTCGCAACGAAGAGCCGGTGAACACTGAGATGCAATCACTTACCACCTCGGAAGGAGAGAGCGTCACTGTAGACACAGGCTTCTCGTACCGCATCTGTGACCCGCTAAAGACCCGCAGCATGGTTGCCGAGAACTATGTCATCAAGGCTGTCATGATCACGCGAGGCGAGGTCAGAGAGCTTGTAGGTAGGAATTCCTTCGAGGAGTTGTCCTGTGTTTCTACAGACAGCGAGGAGATGATTCATACCAAGGGCAACATAGATAGCTTGCTCAAAGAGTACGGACTTAGCCTTACTTATTTTTGCATCGAAGACTGCTGCTTGACGAGAAACCTAAGACACTTCGGAGTCTCGGTAACGAACTCAACCTTCACCAGTCCAACGGGATAGATAGCTTGTTTTTTGTATTCCCTTTTTCAGTAACAGTGCGAAAATCCAAGCTATGAAATCAAAACGAAACACAACAAAAGGCTCCAGTGTCTTTCGACTTTTGCCTTATGGTCTTCGGTGTCAAGTCAGGCGAATTGCAAGAGAGTCTTTCAACGAAGAGGTTGCGAGGCACAGTGACCCGAAGAGTGTTGCTGGTGACATTAAAAAAGACTCGTTGCTCTCCTTTTCAAGGAAGTACAAAGAAAGCAAGGAGTTTAAATCTATCTTCTCGATCTTAATCACAGCTGTGGTAGTCAAGTTGGCAACGGCACTGATTGAAGATTGGATCGACAAACATCTTTTCAATTCCGTTGGACTCATCTACCAAGAAGATGAACCTGGTTTTCTCGAGCCTACTGATAATAAAAAATGAATTCATCGCTATCTAACAATCGCTCATGGCAGTTCCTCGTTGGATGCTTCACGTTATTCCTTATCTGGAAACTGCATTCTCTAGGAGCCTTCTCGATATTCTTCAAAGAGCAATCAGAGGGATTTGAGAACGGGCTATCATTCCTGCCGCTGGTCCTCACGGCAGCAGTGAATGCCGTTCAGCTTGTCGGTATTGTATCTCTGATGTTGATAGGTGGATTGCAGGGACCAGCAGAAAAATTCGTGGACTACGTTCGCGAGCGGATGCCGAGAATAAATAAAGTTGCGGACGTAGTCGAAGAGAAGGTAGATGTCGATGCTTTGATTGACACGCTCAACAAGCTAGACGAGCGAATTCGCTCGATTGAAATCAAGGTTGAGGAAAAGAAATAGTGATTGACCGCAAGGATCTTATTAAACAAAAACCGAAACCAACGGATGGAACTCAGCCGCCATGGATGGCTTTTTTTCTAGCGGCAGCTGTTGCATGGTTTGCGTGGAAAGGAGGATACCTTGATCAATTCATTCCAGATCAGATCATCCAGAAAGAAACGTACTCGCAAGTCTTGTTCGTCATCGACGAGTCGATGTCAGACAAACAGGATGCTGCGGTATCGAGCCTGAAAGTTGACGAGTACTGTAGCGATGCCGGTGTTGAAAGAAGAGTGCTAGTGGTGGGGCAAGATGTATCTGGCTCGGACCCGTGGCTTAAGGACATGGTTGAGATCGGATACGGTCAAGCACCCTGCCTCGTCTTCAGGTCTACGTCAGGGAAACTCGACTGTGTTCCAATCCCAGACGGGATTGATGCAACGATCCAAGAGATTCAGGAGCGCATCTGATGGACTGGGACTACGGTGAGAAGGGTTACGTCCTGCGAGATTACGAGGTCTTTCCCGAGGGCTGTCAGCACTCTATGTACGAGGGAAAGATATACCCTCGATCCGACTGGCGAGAGCTAATCGAGCTAGGCAGAAAGAACAAGACAAGACCCATGGACTGGCACGTTGGGAAAGGACAAAGGGTGCTTTCCCAGGGGAGGCTAGGTTTCTGCTGGTGCTACGGCCTTGTGTCCTCGATGATCACCGCATACTCGATGTCAGGAATCGGGGATCCATACCCCGACCTCAACCCCCACTCAACAGCAGCGATGGGGAAGCGATACCGAAACCAAGGTGGTTTTGCGATTGAGGCAACTCGTTATGTCGAAAAATACGGGGTGAGTGAATACAAGTACTGGCCTGGTCACTCGATGGATCGCTCGCTAGAGAAAGATCCCAAGGTTATCGCCTCTTGCAAGAAGCACAAGCTGTTCAAGTTCAACGAACTTCCGCGAGATGATTTTGATGCTGTCATGAGTAGCCTCATAGCTCCTGACGCTCGCCCCACCACTTTAGCTTTCAGTCACTGGAGGCATTTGGTAGCGGGACTTAGCGGGAACTATAGAGGCTCAGGAAGGAGCATCGAGTGGGGGCTCGATTTCGTGAACTCATGGGGACCTAACTGGGGATCCAAAGGATACGGAACACTATGGGGCTCCAAAGCAGTACCGTTCGAATCAATTCGTGTTGAAGCCGTAAAACCCACAAAAGAATAATCGCAATGAATTCAAAACTAATCGGCCTGTTGAAAGTAACGGCAATATCCTTTCTGTCTCTTGCGGCACTGGCACTCTTCTCAGGTGAAGGAGAGGTCTCTTCCAGCGAAGGTGAAGTGCAACCGTATTCACCACCGACACCACCGCTTGACCAACTGCCCTTGGTTATTGAGGACATGCCCTTAGTGATCGAACCAGAAGTTTGCGAAGGTGGAACATGCGTCCCTTCTTCAACCTCACAGAATTGCCAACCGACTAGGCGAAGAAGATTTTTCCAGAGATTCTTCAGGAGATAGTCACCATCAGCCAAGGAGTGGGCTATGACTACAAAGGTTTTTTTTGCTTTTCTTATTTCTATTGCCTGCTTCGGGATTCTTGCTGGCAGGAGAGCCACCGCAGAGCCCGACATCAAGGCAGATGCAGTAGTTGTCTACAGTGCATCTTGGTGCGCTCCTTGCAGGAGGCTGAAGCCGGTGCTCGCAAAACTCAAAAGCCTTGGATACAAGGTCTATGTCAGAGATTACGACAGGCTAAAAGCAGGTCAATTCAAACCCGACAGGATCCCTGCTGTCTATCTTTTCAGGGGAACCAAGTTATTAAAAAGCAGAGGCTTGAACTCCAATTCATCTCTCCTAGATTTTAGGAGCAAGATGATCCGTCCGTAATTCAGCGAGCCTGCAACACTGAGTGACTTCATTGACTAAGCGAAAAGAAAGAAAACGTGTTAGCGAATTTAAGCCGCCGCCGATAGAAGGAAAGACTGATAACCAAAGCGAGTACATTCGCTCAATAAAGCAAAGCGAGATTGTGGTATGCACGGGTCCTTCTGGATCTGGCAAGTCATACATTGCGGCGGGACTAGCTTCGAAAGCTTTGCTGGCAGGCAGGGTAGATCGAGTCGTGGTAACTCGACCTTTGATCTGCACTGGCAAAGGGCTTGGTCATCTTCCTGGTGATGTAATGGAAAAGATATCTCCCTACCTGTCGCCTATGATGGAGCACTTCCGGCATTTCCTTGGTAACGCAGAGTACGGAAACGCGATCAACTACAGGAGGCTCTGCTATCAGCCGTTGGAAGTAATGAGGGGATCTACCTTCGACGAGTCTTGGATGATACTTGATGAGGCTCAGAACTGCACAGAAGAGCAGATCAAAATGTTCATCACTAGGATGGGGAAGAACTCAAAGGTTCTTGTGAATGGAGACACCAAGCAAACCGACTTGCGAAGCACCGGACTAACGGCAGTGTCTGACAAGCTCGCTTCTATCGAGGGAGTGTCGATCAGCCGCCTGACTCGCGAGGACATCCAGCGAAACGGCATCATCGCCAGAGTGCTCGATGCCTTAGAGTTATAAGGCAAGCGTACCCTTCGCGACATCAGAAACCCGAAGTGTGCTCGATGTGATCGCGAGTCCAACTAGCGTTGCGTAGTCACCAGCCTGCAGGTCTGACGCAAGCATCAGCTTGCCGGTTGTTCTGGACAATGCATAGACCCTGTTCTTCACCAATACTCCTGAGCCACAGTAGATATCACCGATCCTGCACACGGCAACCGTACACCCGTCAAGTGCATCGGAGATCGCGATACCTCCAAAAGCACTGAGCTCTTGAGAGGTGGCTCCTGCCTTCAAAAGACCTCGAGTCACTGCGTCTCCAATAACGATTGGCTCTGCAACGACTCCAGAAGTGACTGTTGGCGAAATGACATTGTCGTCCATTCGCAAAGCATCAGCATCGATGCTCGCAAATGCATCAGTGGGGGGATTGTCAGATGTAGCGTCCAGTTCTGTTGAAACAAAGTTGGTTCCTATTCTAATGACTCCCGATGACATGGCGATTCCAACAATCGACATGTAATCTCCTGGAGACAATTGATCAGCATGTCGAATCCGTCCTCTTCGAGGCGACACAATGTAAAGCTGATTAGGGGAAAGTTTTCCATCTCCCACCTTGAGATCACCAGCCTCCACGACCACTACAATCTCTCCTGTATTGGCAGACGTTAAAGCGAATCCACTGTAGACAGATCTCCACTGAGTTTCTGAGTCTGACAGGTACGCAAGTCCATCTGAGTAAATAGTAACCAAGTCTCCTTTATTGATTCGCTCACCAGCCTCGGTCGTGAACACTGATTCGTCGTTGCCCTCTGGAGTACAGACACCAACGCTGTCCTCGTCAAACATAATTGATTGAGAGACTGAAGATCTAGAAGCTTGAGATGCAGATTGAATAGAGTCAACTCCAAGCAGCTTTGACGAGCTTACCGACACTGCACTGCATTCTGTTACTGACTCCGCTGAATCTGATGAAAGAACACTCTTTCCAGAAGCCGTCACATCTTCAGCCTCCGAAAAACTTTGCAAACTGTCGGAAGAAATACCTACCGTTAAACCCAACCCAATAGAGTGCGACTGCGATAGAGACTGAATGTCGTTCGGGTCTGTCGCAATATCAGAAGGTATCCTGAAGCTATGCAGTTCAGTGATTGACTCAGCGGATTCGATCTCAAGCAAGCTTTCACCCGAGAGCAATACCTCACTAACTTCGCTAAGTGATTCAACGTCAGATGCAGGAGCGTCAGCTTCCCTTGATATCGACGGATTACTGCACTGAGCAGTAGACTGAGCACTGTCTGCCGTAGCAGGAACTCCGACATTCACATTAGATGCAAGCGAACTGCTCTCTGCGCTAGGTGCTGAAACAAGCAGACCGTTCGTTCCCAGTATTACACTTGAACACTGAGAAGGAGATTTCACACTGCGAGAATCGATCACGATTGCTGGAATTCGCTGTAGCTCAACATGCTCTAAGTAAATACTGGTCAACTGACCGAACACAGAGCCAGCCATCACCTCTGGAGAAAACACAAGCTCGTAGGTCCCAGCAGGGATCTGGTAATAGAGATTGCTGTCGTTCTGATACGTCAATGTTCGAAGTCGGTCTGAAGAACCTTCTTCAAAGACTTCCACATGAACTTGATACCCTGCATCAGGGGAGGCAGAAGATTTCCCCATGAAATTCCAGAGCGTATTCAGCAAGCCAGCCCTGTGTATCTTGACTTTAACAGACAGAGGCGTGTCGTCGCCGTTGTTTCTCACTCCAGAGCCTGGTAGATCTGACTTGTAGTAATACCAGTTGTCTCCCCTGAACGGCTTCATGTCTTCAGCAGGAGATGGTTCGTAACCCCTGAAGTCTTTGTGGTATCCAAAGGTAATGTAATCCATCTGGACAAAAGCCAGTGAACACTGGGGAACTGACTGTGCTGATAACAACGACAAGCCAGTCCTGACTCCAGTGCCATCGACGTAGTTTGCATTGCCCGCAGACTCTGCCGAGTCCAGTAGCATTGAAGATGAATTGAGACCAAGTGAAACATCTTGCAGATGCGAGGAGGACTGCGAAGAGTCAACACTCAAATTGACATCAATGAAAACGGACTCGCACTGAGGATGTGATTGCACACTATCTACCAGTATGTCAGTCGTTACGCTAAATGAAAGATAAGGCTTTCCAGTAGGCGAGTTGTCAACTTGGTAATACTTGTTGCTAAAGTTCGCCTGTTCAATTAAGCATAGGATTAACGTGTCGCTGCCTGATAACTTGACTGCTGAAACTATCTCTGTGACATCTAAAACAACATCACCGACCTCTGGAGAGAAAGATGCCCTCCCTTCTTCTGCAATAGTTCCCGACTGAAGTTCTGTGTAGCTGGTCGGAAAATCCGATGTCCATCGACCTACTTCTGCGAGGAAGGTCAAGTTCACATCTTCAACTCCCATGTGCAAATAGACCGGCAACCTTGTTGTCACGCCCTGTATAGAAAACTCAAGGACCGCTCTCTCCAACGAGTTACTCATCCTGTCCCCGATGATGAGCGGGTCTCTGTCAAAGTCAAAGTTCCGAACTATGATGTCTGTCTCAGAGCAGGTAGACGAGGATTGCAAATCGTCCGCTAGTAAAGGGAATAGGATTGATAAACCTGGTTCAGTTACCTGGCTTCCAGTCTGGGCTGGATCGACTGTAAGATCAGGGACGATATTTACTTCTTCACACAGCGTCCCTGCTTCTAAACTAACTGCTTCCAGTGGGGCAGGTCCTGTGACGCCTCGTCCGCCTCGGTCCTGCCCATCGTAAAGCCACTTGACCTCATGTGGAGTTAGCACCCTATTGTCATACAGTCTTAAATCATCGAACTGGCCGCTGGGCGAGCTACCGCCTCCGATTAACCGCCTTAAGCTATCGCCGTTGCGACTATGGTTGCTTCCAACATGAGGAGCAGACGCAACTAGATCGCCGTCAATGTAAAGACTAATCTCTCCGTTGTCTTGGTAAGTCATTACGACATGATTCATATCCTCGACAGAAGACACGTTTCCTGATACTGATGCTATGCTTGTAGAAACCGTTATCTGGTTTGTGTTTGGCTGGACTTGAACTGCAAGGTAAACAGAATCCTTGTTGTAAAGAAAAGCGTCACCTCCATACTGACTGGTGTCTTTCCAGTGAATCGACACTGACGCAGAAGTCGTTGATTCGCTAAACACTGGGCTTGGAATAGTGCAGTGTGACCTTGACCCCACCTGAAGCGAACGGGATCCACCATTGCCGTCAAGGAGTTGCCACATGTCGCTTTCGGAACCGCCGAGAATCTTCTCTAGAAAAGCTCGGTTGTCGCTGGAAGAGAAGTCCTCCAACTGGGGACCCCCTTCGTTTACATCGTCAAGTGAAGGACAGTACCAAAGAGACTCATCAAGGCCATCTAGGTAAACATGAGCATCTAAGTTTACTTGGCTAGCAATTGATAATGAAACCAAGTCATCGGTGTTTGCAGCCCCGCTTATTGCAAGCGAAAAAGATTGACAGTGAGGAGCAGTCTGGCTGGAGTCAAGAGGCAGGAGGCTCTCGCGAGAAACCGGCCCCAAGATCGAGCACTGCGAAGCTGAAGCAATTGGACTTGCAAGGATCTTGGCCTTGATAAGGAATGCCTTGGCTTCTGCTGAAGACTCTGATCCCGACAGTATTACCTGACTGTCTCTTGAAAGAGAAAACGACTTTGCGTGAGAAGAAGATTCGCAACTTTCGGCGGGGAAGTTACCGAAATTCAGCTGAACTTCAGAAGCATTAGATCGAGATTCGGCTGAATCTGTATCCGTCTGCTTGATGCCACCCTGCGTCCCCGCCTCACTTGAAAGCCTATCAACCTCTCTAGGCGAGATGCATCTACTGTACATCCTGATGTCCTTAAGGCTACCTTCGAAAGCATTTTCTCTAGGAGCAATGCCACGATTATCGTATCCCGATATGTAGCCTATGTAGTTATCAGTATAGTTGTTCACTCCATTGCCAGATTCCCAATATGCACTCGGCAACGAAACCCTCTGAGATGGACCGCCTATGTTTGGCACGACATCGTATCTACTACTGAATGTGTCCTCACTTACTTCGTAAACAACTTCGCCATCTTCTCTAACGACTTGAAAGAACCTGTACATACCCATCGGTGGGTTTGTTTGTGTGTAGACATTGCCGTCAGGGTCGAATAACTTTGTCCTCGCGCAAACATGGTAAAAACTAGATACCTCACCGCTGTCAGGGAGATGTATAGAAATCGGATAGTCCATGATTTGGCTACCTGACCCATACCCTAAGTACCATCTCAGAATAACGATATCAGCATTAGTGTAAGGCGTAACACTAAACCACATTCCTGTTGATCGGTTAGGTCCTACATTCCCAAGGATAGGAAGGTGTTTCCCCCTGCTCTCATGTGTCAATTGAAACCAGAAAGAAACTGTTACTTCAGATTCTTTCTCTAAGTCAAAATCAAGGTCGAGTCCTGACAAGAAAGAAAGATACCTAGCGTGAGCAGGTCCCTCAGACGTTGACCCTTCCCCAAAACGAAGCGAGCCGTCTTCGTTCCAGAAGTCCAAGGCATTGTATGGCAGGTTCTGGACATCACTTATGTACGCACGCTTATGCCTCAGTGAAACATGATTAGGCTGAAGCAAGGTGTTTTTAAGAGCGAGTACTTGAGTCTCTGGTGTATGCCAAGACACCTCGTCGCCCAGTCCTACGATGTTGTTAGCAGTGGATTCAGAAGAGGATTCCGAGTTATCTAAATAAAGCGGGTAGTTCACTGATCTGTAGAAGTCGAGGCTGAACAGGTCGTTCGTGTCAACCGGAGAAACGCTTGATTCGGTAAACCACACTGCCTCACGATCAGGACCCAAGCCAGATGTTTGAGGGTCAAACAAATAGAACGCGAAATCCAAATAAGAATCTTCTTCACCAGACTCCTGTTGAGAGTCCACTAGCTCGTCAACAATGTCTTTTACTCCGACAGAAAAAACTCCGTTTGACGCGAGAGATTCAACTTGAAACGATGTCTGACGAGCAAGGAAGCTAGTCTTGAAAACATAACCGTTGGTTAGCAACGAGGGGTTATTACCTTTTACCCCAGCGATTATCATCCTTTGACTCGGATTGTCGCTGCCAGTTCTGATGTTTAGTTGTATGTCGTAATAGTCGTTCGGTATGTCCTGAAAACCTGAGCCCACGAAGTACCTTGCAATTCCCACCTCTCGCACTGGACCGTTCACTCCAGTGTAATTGCTCAACAAGATCCTAGCGGCATACTTTGGGTCATTGCTTCCCCCACTGGCTGCAAGATGGAAAACATCTGGCTGTACTTGGTAAGGACCTAAGTCAGAAAACCCAAAGTCCGAAACCTGTATTTTTTCTATAGCCATTCAACCTTACCTCACCAGAAATTTGCAGTTCGAGTAACTTTCCGAGTCAGATAGATCATCGGAGACAATGCCTCAGAAATCACTTGGGAGCTCGCGACAGAAATGCTGAAGACGCCAGCGAGCGAAAGGCTAATGTCATCGATCCATGCAGTGTAGTAAATTGACTCGAATGCCCACTTAATCACATCGCCTTCGGCTACTGCTAAAGCAAATGAACCTTGCGGCCCCGCTGTCTCTGATTCCAAGTCACCGTTGTAAGTAAGCGTTTGCTGAAGCAATCCGTTTTTGTAAACGTAGACTCTTTCGTCTGACGAGTCAGCGTTGTAATTGAAGGCCAGGTGACCGTCAGACGGAATCGACAACTGAGCCCAAGTGGTGGATGGATCCGCTACTGTATTGAAAACACCAAGTCGAGAATAATAAATACTTGGCGAAGACAAGCTTCCTGCCGTCCATCCATAGATAGATGAAACTGGTGTCGCATTTAGTTCGCCAGTAAAGCCCTCACTCGACCAAGGATCGCTACCCATTCCAGAATGGTTTTGGCAATAGTAGTAAAGGAACGGAGTGGAGTTCTGGGTAATAGTGACCTCGGTGTATGCACCAGATGTTCCTGGTGTTCCAACAGAAGTTACACCGCTGGTGTACTCTGACCCAGTTTCGTGAACTCCATCTGGTGTCGTTGAGAAAGCTATAGGGTGACCAGCGTTACTAGCATGTGACTGATCAAACCTATATGTTGCCGAGTCAGTTACGATGTCCCTCAGTGACGGAACGACTGCAGTATCGATATAAAATTTGTTGCCAGATCCATAAGTGTTTGAACCAGATCCAACTGTTACAGAGAAGGATGGAGTGTCAGAAACTACGTTAACTTGCTCGCACTGCGATCTAACTTTCGAGTTGTTAACTGCGACCTGATTAGTTCCTGACACCGAGAAGCTGCTTACTGATGTGGCAGATACCGAACTGCTGACATACAACTGATAGTTGTATCCACTGCCACTGCCGCCGCCGCCTGGGTCATCCATCATCGGCGTGTCGTCTGTATATGTATCATCATACATTGGGCTTCTCCTTAAAGAGTCTAAAGCCTACCGATACGCGATCAGTGTGTGAAAACACTGAATGCCAAAACGGAAACTTTCCGCTTGTGGAAAAAACTCGAAAGTTCCACCCTTTGTCGTCGATCATGACTCGACGCTCGGTGTCGTGACCTTCGTAGTAATAGTAGAGGCCGCTCTTGCCTGGCTCTTCTGCCCAGTTGCAATAGACTCTTAGCCCAGGCGTACATCGGTTAGTGTGCCAACCCATGTAGCTGTCTTTGGGATACCATCCATTTCCCGAGATGCTTATCGAGTGCTCTGAGTCCATCAGTCTGTTATTGATGAACTCCTGCCTTGCGACTTCAGTCAATCGCTTTCTTAGGTGTCTCATTCGAAACATGCATTTCGAACTGTCTCCAAGAGCCCTGTCTCTATTGCGCTCTGTTTTGATTATCTCCATCAGGGTCTGAGTGCTACACCTGTTCCTAACGTAGTGCTCGTCCACTACGAACTTAAGACGTTCCGAGTTTACGAACTCCCCGTCATTTTTATTTCTTAGCTCTAGAACCTTGTTGAGCTCATCCTCCAAGGCTGGAGAATGAATGACCTTTGTTTCTAAAAGCATAGAGGACACTCCACTGAATTGTGGTGACAAGAATCAAATCCGTCTATGATCCGCAAGTCGTTGATTGACCCGACACCATCAAGCGTGATAGCCATCGACGGGATCCAAGACCAATCCTTAATGACTTCGATTGTTGAATCCCCGACACCTCTGAATCGCCTGACAGCAGGGCGGAAATGACTGGCGAAAAAGTTGCCTACGCCGCCAGCCAATCCGCGACAGAAGCTCTTAGGATTAGGGCAGAAGGCGAGTCTGGTTCCTTGAGAAACCAAGTCCTGCGTCCTGCCTGTATCGACAGTTGTGTAGATACCTGGCTCGACCCCAAGACCATGGCTGGAGTATGCTTGGTGTTCAATGACATCGACCATCTTTTTAGACTTCATGTCTAACACTAACACTTGGCTTTTCCTTTGGCCTCTGTTGTGAAGATTGACGTAAACGAAGCACCCCTGAACAACAACGCAATTAACGTGATGCCTCTCGTTTTTAACAGAAGGAACCGTCTTGACGAAGTCAAAAAGACTCAAGCTGAAGTAGAAACATCTTTGGGTAGACTTGCTGTAAAAACAAATCGCATCATTGCTTGTCATGGTCGCTACGATGAGGTCCCCATACATAGCTATCTGATGAGTGTTGTCATCAAGCACACCCTCGACTTTATCTACAAAAGAAAGACTTTTGTCATAGACGCAAAGGTTTCTTCTGTTAGCCACATAGATCCAGTCAGAGTCCCATGTGAAACCAAACGGTCTATGTGGAGGACGCGAGCTACTAGCACCCAGGTCTTTTTCCCTAGGATCTGACGGGATCTTTTTTACGGATCCGTCAGATACATCGATCAGAACAAAGGAGTACTTTGGACTACTCGGAGTTGCTAGTAACCTCACCTTGTCACCACCGAGGCTGTCTAGGCTAGCTGGCTACTACAGCGTCTCGGAATGCAGCAAAGTGTGCTGGAATATCGAGCGTGTCAGATACTGTTAGTCCAGTTCGGTTGGTCGTGAGTTGAGTCACGAACAAGACCGTGCCAGAGCCAGATGTGTCCAGCCACGCCACATGCGAGGCGTCACCGCCAGCGACCACTGCTACATCGTTCTGAGCCGCAACAGTAAGCTTCCGTCCATCTGCCGCTCCATCGGCAAGCGTGAAGCTGCTTGAGGTGACAGAGACTGTGGCAATCTTTTTATTGTTGCCACCATTGTTAGTCACAGCTTCAGTAAAGTTGGCGGGGTCGCCAGAGAGAACAACCACTGTGTCGCAGTTGCTTTTCAAGTAGTTCAGTGCTTGGTCAAACACTGTGTCTGCAATTTTGTATGCCACGATTCTAATCCTTCGGTAGTATAGCTAGCCAAAGCCTAAAGGCTTACCGATTGGTAACTTACAAGAAGGGGTGCTTGATAAGAATGCAGACGACTAGCATAGGTCCAATGCTGGACTATTGGTTAGCTCGCTCTTCGTCTATTGCTTCTCGCAGCCACTTTGCTGCTGTCTTTCTTCGAAGCGATTCTGGCGAATGTCTCATCCATGTTTTGGACGACTGGGACACCAAGTGATCGACAATCAAGTCGAACTTTTCTTCTGCGCCAGACACGCCAAGGTCGTTGATCCAAGATGCCTGTCCCGAGCAGTTACACCCACGGGGCTTGGGCATCCACGAAGGAATCTTCTCAGCGAGTCGCGTGCCGACCCCCATGCGTTTTATAGACAGGCGATCCACAATATGTGTGTAACCACATGAATCGCAAACATAGGCAGAGCCTTGTATGTCCACCATGTCAGCTGGGCATTGGCTGCACTTCATATCAACCACCATACCTGTAATCTAAAATCGTGTCTCTGACATGATGATTGCAGAAGCAACACCTCTGCGAAACAGTTGGAGTGTAAATCTGCCCAACGCCTGACTCAGGGTCTAGCTCGCGTCCTCCTGCGCTATCAATGTAATCATACCTAGAAGGTATAATGTAAGTGCCTGCATGGACGGTGCAAATCTTAGTGCTCTTCTTGACATACTTCTGCACGTTCCCGTCACTGTCTTCTCTTTCTGAAGTTTCGCAATGCTGGTCTGGGCTAAAGAGGGAAGAGTAATGGTCTATATGTGATTCCGAAGGACCCATTCGGTAAATAAGTATCCGCCCAAAGTTACCATTAAAGTTTGCTTTTGTTCTTTTGAACTGAATCGGATTGTCACCACAGAAGTTGAACGCTTGCCGATCAACGCTCTTGTACTCTGAAAGATCGAATGTGTTTCTCATGCAGCAGAGAGGAGTGTGTTCGCAGTACAGGTCTGCATCCAAGTCAACGCTTGGGCTGTTGTCATTGAAGACATCCTTACGAATCCGCTCGAGCATGTCTTCGTTTGTAGTAAAAAATTTCCCCTTGCAAATATCTTCGCCAAGTTCGCTTACATTTCCAAAATCGTATCCATTGAGCTTTATTTCAAACTCGTCGTCCTTCGCTGCATTTGAGTTGCAAATAAGCATTGCGAAATCGTAGAGGTCAAACAGAGCACTTCTCTCTGATTCGCTTGGCTGTGGGTCGAGCCCATGCTCCGAGCAAACCTCGCCGTCTCTTAGGTTTGGATTATCTGGGTTGCAAAAGCAATCACAGAAATCACACCTTCCACAACATCCACATCCTCGCCTACTCATTACATACAGCCTGTATTGCATGGAAGTCGTTGCCGGTGTTTATGCACACCCCTTCGTCATCCTTTTCTTGATCATCCATAAATCCGAGCTCGTCCCGAAGATCAATACTCTGTCCAGATGAAGTAAAGGCATCTCCATTAATATCTAAGAGTTGTGCCTTGGCTTTCTTGTCCTCAAACTCATCCTCGAGTTTGTATCTCCAGAGATTCTGAGAGACCGTGGTATCGATCAACGCTTTGGATCCATCAGGAGAGTATGTCAATATCCGATAGATTCCTGACGCCGCTGCCTTTAGCTTGTTAGGTTCAGAAGAATCAGGGTTGAGCATCACATACCTCTTCTTGTCTCGATCAGACTCGCTTACAGAAGTCGCGAGTTCGCAGACTGACCACTGAGACTGGAGTAGGTCCACAGAAGTTTGCTTTCCTGCTGCCGGTGAACCTACTATCAGCAAAGAAGAAATCGAGGAAGTCCATTCTGGATCCTTCAGCTTTACTACAGGATTCTTTACGCTGAATGTGCTGAACGATTCTGAATCATCCACACACACAACATCGCCAACAGACAAGCCTTTGTGAGATGAGCCCCTAAGTCGATGGACAAGATCCTTGCGAGGACTTGGAATCTCAAAGGCTCCCGAGTGATATGCATTAACAACGTCAATGACAGCCGACCAAGTGCTTGCAGATCTGATGAAGTCGTCACTGCCACCTGGGGTGGGTTTCTTCAAGATAGACATTTATATCCCCAGTAGAGTTTCGAAGTCTTCGTACTCTCGAACGCGATGAACAGTAGCCCACCTCGCTTCAGGCCAAGGGTAATTAACGTCATCGCCGTTTACTTGGAACTCGATTTGTTTATCTACCTTATAAATATCCAAAAGCTGGTGACCTTCGACAGGAACACGAACAGGGCCGGTCGCAAGCTGGACAGTGGAAATTGAGTTGGGAATGAAAGAGAACGAAAACGTGAGGTTCCAGTTTGGAACATATCCAGCGGAAACTGTTTCACCAGCTTGAGTCTGTTCTGTGGCGTCAAAGTTAGTCAGCAGCATTGTTCCTTTTGGGAATCCTTTGTACGGAAATCCGTTTACCTTACCTTGGGCCAGTGCGCAATTAAGAAGATACCTCGAGCTTATAAATTGACCTGACTTAACTGTTTCAACAACTACCGATGCCGATGCTGAAGATACATATGCTCCTTCTATCGATCCACTTTCACTTACACCGATAGCTCTCTCATGAACCTGACTTAGAGAATCTTCACCCGTTGGCCCATACCTTTTGGCCTCGAGACTGAACTCCATTCGCTGCGATGTGGAATAGTCCGAACGCACTGTCAACCTGAACTCATCAACTTGAGTCGGTGGCATTCTCGAGTTTTGTTCGGGATGAACATACTCAACAATACACTCAAAGATGGTGTCAAAGGTAATTCGCCTCGGAACAGATATGCGAGAACGAACTAAACCATTGGCGACACTCGGAGTCCCCGTCTTCGCTGCTGCGATGACATCGGCTTTGCTTTCGCCGTCATCGACATGAGCAAAGTACCGCAACTCTTGACTGTAATCTTTAGACTCAGAACCAATACTTATTGGTCCCTCGTCCATCTGAAGATGAAATTCAATAGCCATACCTGTTGATCAGCTTGTGATCAATCCTCCGTTCTTTTTGGTGTTACCTTCGATCTTCGACAATAGCTGCGTCTGCTCACCGAGTGCGGTGTTCATCATCTCAAGCTGCTTCACTGCACCCACGCTGTTGACTGCGTTTTGACCAGCCCTCTTCGCGGCTGCTCCTTGATCTACATTAGGTATAGCTGGTGCGTCTGGCACTACATCGTTCATCGCGGGCTGCGGAGAATGACCAGCGAGCCTTGCCCTGATCTGAGCGAGTCGATGCTTCTTTCTGTTTGCGCTTGTGTTCTGTCCGATGAATCCCTGTTTTGCAAGTCTTTCTTCAGCGAGCCTTGCCCTGATCTGAGCGAGTCGATGCTTCTTTCTGTTTGCGTTTGTGTTCTGTCCGATGAATCCCTGTTTTGCAAGTCTTTCTTCAGGGTTTGGCATTCGAGCATTGAGTTCCGCTTCTCTCTCTTCCTTTTTCTGTTTAGCTTCTTCCATCCTGCCGTTTCTGTCACGCATCTGAGCTCGCTGTCGCTCGCGAGCTTTTGCTGCCATGTCGTCAGAAGCTAGTCTTGCTGAAGTTGCTACTGAAGGTTGTAGGTCCGAAGCACTGGGCATGGGAGACTCAGGAAGCTCTCTATTTTTGACTCGATTGTTTTCCTTCTTAAGGAACTTGGAAATCAAATTGTTTTGCTTCGAATCCGAAAGACCCTCAAGCTGAGACAGTCGCCCGCCAGCGTCTATGAATTTGTTCTTCTTCTCAAAAAGATTGTGGCTTTTCTTCTGCATTTTCTCGAAATTGTCTACAGGATTTGATGGAGCAGACTCCTCCCTCCTCTTTCGCAGATCCTTTCTGAAATCTTTCCGACTTCTTTTTATCAACTCTCCCTGAAGAGACATGTCGTTAGGCTGGATGCCGGATACACCACCGATGCTCATGGCATGTAGGTCCGCATCGGATACGCCAGACAAGTCATACCCACCACTAAGATCGCCAGTCTCTGGGTCCCTGTTTGGTATGCCGCCCCTTTCTTGAAACTTCCTGCTTTGATTTTTCTTGTAGTCCATGATGTCGAAGGCCTTGGGCTTCTGGGCGGCGTATGCAGCAGCCGCCTCAGCCTTTTGCTCAGGAGATGTTTTGTGTTTGTTTCCGGCCTTGGCTATTGAAGCTTTCCAATTCTGAAATTCCAAGTCCTTCTTCATAGTCTCATCTTGCTTACCCGCTGCCGCAAAAGTACCAGATCGCTCAAATGCGTTAGCAATCGGCTTCAACCAAGCGGTAAGGTCTTCGTCCATCTGCCTAAATGCGTCTATAAACATCAAGTCATTTGTCCCGTCAGCAAACATCCCATCGACCTTCTTCGATAGTCCGTTGCTAAGAATGTGACCCGTCTTCGTTGGGAAGAATAGCTCAGGCCCCTGCTCGCCAACAACGTAAGAGCCGCCTGCCTTGACGGGGCCGCCGTTTGCTCGGTGTCCAGGCCCGTGACTGCCTGCGCCCATCCCGACTCCAACAGAAGTGTACGGGCTAACTGGATCATCATTTTCTTTAAGGCCAGTCCTGTTCTCGTTAGTTGAGGCACTCATGAAGAATGCGGCAAAGAAACCTCTTGACTCCTTGTCGATCATTGCCTGTATAGAACTTGACCTAGGCTGATCAACCGAAGCTGGGCGAGGTGGCTCTGGTGCTGGCTTAGGAGGATCAGGGATTTTGTCAGCTATTTTTCGTGTCTCTTCAGCAGATGACGATGCGAGCTTCCCACTCATGAAGTCTTCGCTTAAAAGTGCCTTGACCGCATCGCCAAAGTCCCCAAGTGCTGACGTAGCAAGCTCGGCAGCGTTAGGCAGACCTTTTAACGAAGTCTTCAGTACTTGAAATTGCAACCCGTTGAGTGGGGTAATTATCCTAGTTGCTACTTCCTGCAGGGCGGTCAAAGCCAATGGCAGTTTGCCCTGTATCTGCTTGCCAATCTCCCCCCACTTGATAGTTACCTTTTCTTCAGCCTCGAGATTCGCCCTGAACTTATCTTGTTCCGTTCCTTGGCTCGACGAGAAGTTAGCATTGAACTTAGAGAAGAAAGCTCCCTGTCCTACACTTGAAGACCCGCTTGCCTTCGTGTTGTTTATCTCATCGAGAGTATTAAGCCTGTTCGTCTCCGCTTGATTGGCATCTCTCGTCGCAATGGCAACAGCTTCGTTATATGTACCTTGGCTTATAAAGCCACGCTTCAGCATCTCCTTGTACTGGGACACTGCTTCATTAAGCTGTATCTGTGGAAACATCGAGGCCTTCAACTGCTTGGCTTGCTGAATCAACGAGTTGGTGTATTCAGCCTGAGCCTCTTGCAACTTGATTTGCTTTTGTGCCTTCGGGTCATTTGCCTGGAAGTCTTGGAATAATTCAGATGCCGCCTTGCCAGCCACGGAAGGTTTGAGCGAACCTATGGCAGTCATCATTGCCAAGTCTGCAGACTTGTCTAGGAATACGTCAGAAGCAGACTTAAAGCGTTCAGTCAATTCGCCAGCCGCTTCCTTGAGTTCAGAAAGCTGCTTGGCTCCCTTAGCTCGCAGGAAATCGTTACGGCTCTCGAGAGACTTCGGTCCTCCAAGATCTTTATTCGCTTTCGCGAACTCTTCCATCTCCGCAAATGCTTTCCTCGCTGCTTCAGGGTCGCCATCGATTCCAGTGATCCGAGCCAGCCTTGCATCTTCTTTGGCTTTTCCAGTTGCGGTCTTGTCTGCCAACAACTTTATCCGCGAACCAAGACCCGCTGTCAGTGCGGCTATCTCAGCTTCGAGAGATGAGTCTCCACCTACACCAACAATCCTACCGAGCATCGGGAAGAATGCCTTGACGGAGCTAACCAAAGTCGTGAAGATCGCTTTGACCAAGCTCACTAATAAACCAGGTAAATCCTTAGCAAGTGAAAGCAGAAGGATCTTTGCCCCTGTCTGAATATCCTTAAGGAAGTCTGTAACCTTGAAGTCATCTTTCGCAAACTTCATTGCGCCGAGCGAGGCGATAATCAAATCAAGCACAGGCAAGAAGTTGGACTGGATTGTCTTCGTGCCTTCCTTGAATGCAGTGAACAGATTACCCAGAAGTCCTGAAGCTAGAACCACCGAGGACAATGCTGCTGCCGCTACGGCGAATTGAAAACCCAGCATGGCGAGGCCAGCAGCGAACCCAAACGCAAACTTTGTTACTGTCTTCAGTCCTGTTGACAATACTTTTCCGGTCACTCCAGCCGCTGCCGTGGGGAAAGGCTTTAGCCTACTTAGCGATGAGCCAAGGTTAGCCCCTGTCGCCATCCCAGTTCGACGCTCAAGGAACTTTCGAGCAATCGCCTTTCTTCGGACTGCCATCTTCTCTCTAAAGGTCCGCTGCTTCTTGTCTCTTATTCGCTCGCCGTCTTTTCCGAACACGCCTGGGACTAAGCTTGATCCCCTAGCTGCAGCAGCACCAGAGGCTTTTCTATTCGCGATCTCTTGTGCCTTGAAGGACCTAGCCTGAGCAGCGTCTCTCTTGAGTTGCGCTTTGTTTATTTTCTCAGCCTGCTGCTCCATCTTCCGCTGCTCTATGACACCTCCAAGTCCTACTCGCTTATTGAGTACAGCACCCCGTCCATTATTCAGCCTTCCGAGTGCTTGGTTCGCCATAAGCAGCTTTGCCTGCTGCTTTGCCCTCTCGCCAACAGCTAACTTAGCTCGTTCTGACGACAATCTCGCTGCTTCTTTTTTCATCTGAGCGATATCGATCACGCCACCCATCGCTCGACGATTGAGAATAGGCATCGTCTTAGCGAACTCTTTGTTTGCAGCTGCGATTCTCTTCGGCTTGTCCTTCAAAAACTTCGATTCTTTTTTCATCTGGGCGATATCGATCACGCCACCCATCGCTCGACGATTGAGCACAGGCATGCTCTGTGAGAATCTGTGATTCGCAGCCGAAAGCTTTTCTGACTTGCTCAAAGCCCCGAAGCCTGGGGTAAGCACAGGCCCCATTCCTTGGTTCAAAGATTTGAGACCGGAGTTCATTGACTTGAGAGTCTTCTTCTTCGCTCTCAGAATGTCGAGGTCGGTCTTGCCTGCATTGAGCAATCTCTTTGCCTGCCTCTTCGCCTCTCGCAGGTTAGCCTCTGCTACCTTTACCCGCTTCAAACTTGCAGCATCTTTGGGAGCTCCACCAATTAATGCGGAGGATGCGCCAAGCGACTTAAGGTTCCTTCTTAAGCCTGCGTTAGCCTTGTTGTGCGCGGCCCTTGCCTTTCGAAGATCTTCCGTTGCTGACTCGACTGGGAGAGCAGCAGCGGCGGCAGCAGCTGCTGCCTTCTCCGATGCTTTGCTAGCTGCTTTCTTAGCGGCTTTTGCTGCTTCCGCCTGAGCCTTTTTGTTCTTTGCGACAGATTGTACTGCACCTGTCAGGCCAACGCCTTTAGCTGCTTTCCTTGTCGCTTTGCTTGCTTTTTTCGTCGCCACAGATACGTTCGCATTAGCCTTAGCCGCCTTGGCTGCAGACTTGGAAACTTTCTTGTTTGACGCTGCAAGCTTCTTGCCGGTCTCTGCCGCCTTTTTAGTGGTTACCACTGAGACAGACTTGGCTGCGTTCTCTGCCTTGAATGCCTTGACAGCTTTCTTGGCTCGCCTCAACTGTGCTTGCTCTGCCTTGCTTCTCTTTCTCGTTGCAGACTGTGCATTTGGCACAGGAGACATCAATCTCGACTTATCTTTCGCTACCTTTCTTGCTCGAGCCAGCTGCTTCCTTGATTCTGTTTCGGCTACTTTGTTTTTCTTGAATACCGTATTGCCGTCTAGGTTAGCAGCGGACAATGCTGCATTCGCGGCCTTCCTTCGCTTCTGAAGATCAGCGAAGCCAGAGGTCGCCGCTCGCTGCCTAGGATCCATGGCGTTATCAAAGCCAACATTCCTGCCGACAACAGGCAGTTGAGTTGCTCTCGCAGTTCTTCCCATCTCTGCTTTGCGAAAGATGTCTTGAGTCGCAGCAGCGTTAAGAGCACGAAACTCTTTGGCCGCATTGCGGAGAGGTACGACAAGTCCTTTTAATGCAGTGCCTATGCCAGACCAAACGATTTTCAGTAATGCGCCAGACTTGGCGATCTGAGGCATCAACAAGCCGAAGGCGATGATAGGCAGAGAGACAGTGGAAAGAGCAACTCCAACAGCAGATATAGCTGCACCAAGAGCGACGACTGCACCTACCCCTAGAATGATTCTCTTTATGTTTTGTGCTTGTTCCTGCAGAAAGGAAGTGCCTGACTTTCCTTTGTCTGTAAGCATACTGATAGCGTTGATGATGCCTTGCATCGCACCCATCGCTTCGACCTTAAACGTATCACCTAACTTGATACCTAGCTTTTGAAGCGACGATATTGTTCTGGTTATAGAACCGGCGAGATTGTTGTTCATCTCATCGGTGAAGTCCTGCAAGAACTGTACCGCTTCCCCATCGGAAAACGTAATACTGTCCATCTTCTTTTCTATTTTGTCTGCTCCCACCGTCAACAACTTAATAGCAGCAGAAACTTGCCTTGTGTCGAAGAGACCACCAATTGCAGAGTCGAACTCTGCATCACTGGTGAACATCTTCCGGCTATCTTCAAGCTTCCGTATTGTCTCGGTGAGAGACAGGAATCCTTTTCCGTCATCTGTTCGGAAGCTTTTGAAGTCGAGGCCGAACCTCTTCAACTGCTTGTCGGTTTCATCGCCCTCCTGCGCTGACCTAAGCTTAAGTGTCATTCCCCTGAGTGACGTTCCAGCAATAGACGATGAAGCCAAGCCTTCTTTAAGAAGAGAAGCTACCGCCACTAACTCTTTAAACTGCTTTGGATCAAGCTGTATGTTGTTGGAGAGTACGCCACCTGGAAACTTCAGTGCTTCCGTAAGCTCCATGACAGAAACATTTGCTTTTGTCGTTGCTGCCGCCAGCGTTGCAACATCATTAATTATCGCATCAGCACTAAATCCTTTTCCAGCTTTGTCATCAAGCTTTCCTAATGCTTTCATGACCGACAGCAAGCCCTCGGTTACCTCTTGCGGATCGGCTCCAGACAAATCAACAGAAGCTGCTTGCGCGAACGCCTTTATGACAGACCCTCCGGTTTTCGACTTATCAAAAACCGTGGATGACTTTACGCCTGCTCTCGCAAGAGAAGACGCCATCTTTGCAACTTGTTTCGGCGTGACGGGAAGCTCAGTTGCGATGTCAAGAGTTTGGTTTCTGAAACCACCCAGCATCTTCTTGACCTGACCAAGCTGCATCTGCGCTCTTTTTGCTTGGTCTGTTACGCCACGCAGTTGACCCGCTATTTGCTTGGTTGCAGAGTTTCCGAGATCCTTGCCGAAGTTAACCTTCATCGACGAGAACTCACGGTCGAAGTCTCCTACCGCCTTGGCCGCTAAAGCAAATGGCGCGGCAGCAGCTACACCAGCCATCGACATGCGACGACCGAATCTTGTTACGCCTTCGCCAAGTCCACGAACCTGCGCACCAAGGTTCGCCATCTTTGAGCTTCTAGACTGAAGCCCTTTAAGCTCTCGCTCAACTTGGCGAATACCAACCTTGACCGCTCCGGTGTCGGCTGAGAATCTGACTTCTGCTTTTGCTGCTGTTATCTTTCCAGCGATAGCCATTACGCTCTCCTAGCGATTCTCTCGCCATGTCGTTTCAGGTATTCCATTGCTTTTCCCAAGGCTGGAGCCATGTAAGGACGCTTTGGATAATTGACTGTTTCGGATACGGTCTTTGGACCAATAGCCGGTGAAGCGGAATTGAAGAATCCAGCAGGGCGAGCAGGGAACTTCCGGCTTCGCTTGACTCTTCTACCGTGTTCGTGAATGCCTGGCACAGGGAAGCTCGAGCGTGAGTTCCCTCTGGTTGGGTGATAGACTGGGCCGATGACTATTTCGTCAAACTGAACCTTCGCATAGCCCATGGACTTTAGGTTGATGCCTTGGCTGCGAACGCGAGGTGGCTCGCCTGGTCGAGAGTATTTGCCCCGACGAGTGAAGGTTCTTTTCTGCCCCTTGCGTTTACCAGACTTGAATCTTGTGTTTACTACCGTGTCGTATTCAGGGGCCTTCGAAGACTTGGGTGCAGGCTTCATGCTGCGTTGAGCGATCTTAACTGTCATCTTCCCAACGCTGTCGAGCCATGCGCCTCGGATGCGATCAGTCTTACTGAGCACATCCTTGGCCTTCATCTTGACATGAACTTGTGGCTTTACCCTAACCATTCCTACCGTCCTCCTTGACGGTGTTCGTCGCAAACGCTTTCAGGACGTTGATGTTGTCTCGAGTGAGTTTCACCGAGTGATCCCCTTTTGACGTATTGCCTGTTCGCGTTGGATGAATGTCTTCTGGCTTTATGGGCTTGCCTTTTGTTCTATTTGCATTGCACAATGTTGCGACAACGAGGCTTGTGTGATCCCACTCGTAGTCCCTACGGGCAGCGGCCATCTGAGCCAACTCCCCGTAGGTAAACGGACTGGGGTCAATGCCTAAGACTCCTGCTGATTCCCAGATTGATTTCCAGACATCTCTTGGGCAGGGGTTTCGGACTGACTCACTGCTTCCTTCACCCTTTCCTCTGTCGTGTCGATCAAGTCTTGGATTTGAGTTACATAGGCTTTCCCCCATGTAAAAAAATCACTCACCGCATTCTTGAACGCTTGATCGAGTTCGCGATTTGCTTTCTCGTCAAGCAAGTCAAAGAACTCGGCCTCGGTCTCGATTCCAGAGTCATTGATCCGGTCGCCGTAGATCTTCCAAATTCCTTCCGCCAGAGCGATGGGATCAACAAACATCTTTCCCATTATTCCGTTGTCAGCATCTGCAATATCAAAGTCTTTTGACTTTGCCATAATCAATCGTCCCGTTGTCAGGGCGAGAGAAACAGGGCTGTTGTTTTTCAAAGTCAACGACTTCTTTAAGGGCTTGCTTGCACTACTCATTCGCTGTCATCTCCACTCTTGGAAACGGGGCTAGGTTTTGAATCTCGTTTTTCTTTCTTCTGGATCGAGTACTCACCAGGTGTGTAGCTCATAAGAGCTTCCGCATAATCAGTTAGACGGAAGTTGTCGTTTACTTGCTGTTTGGCCGAGAAGTTTACCAATGCATCCTCTGCCTCTTTCCTGAGAGGCAAGCCAAGTTCCTTCGCGATAACAATATTCACTGGAACAACAGCAGAAGCCATAGAGTCCTTGTTCGCTTCAATAGCGATCTCGACCGACTTGATCAGTTTTTCGTGAACTCTTTGTGAAATCAGATTAGGCATGCTTATCTCCGTAGATTGACCCTCCCCCCGACAAACAGGGGAAAGGGTCAATCTAAGTGAGTCGGACTCATGTTGCAAGGCAAAAACTACAGCGTGGTAGCCGTGTGCCAAGTAGGGGGTGTGTCCGTTACGTCTTCCAAGACAGGCGTCAAGGTGACATCAACGATGATAGCTTCCTCAAGCTGGCGAGGCTGCGAGAAAGAAGTCACAACGAAAGCTCCAAGCAAGCCGTAGTAAGTCCCACTTTGGGCAACATTACCATCCATGAAAGCGAGGACGAGTTGATCTCCGTCGAAGAAGGCATCTTCGAATGAGTCGAAGTCTGGATCGCCTGGCTCATAGATCATCTGAAGGTCAACAGTACCCTCGATGAGAGTACCGACCTGAAGACGCCATCCGTTAGCACGACGATCCGTAACGTCAGTCAAGCTTCGCTCGAGGTTTACAGTTTCCTCACGAATCGGGCCAACTTCGTTAGTGAAGACTGGAGACGCGATTGTGCCAGCCAAGTAAGTCTTTGCATTTAGACCGAGAACAGCCATTGTGGTATTCCTTTTAGTTGGAAATTATTTTGTAAGTGATAGCCACACCAGCCCGAAACCTTCGGTCTTCATGCAGCTTCTCGCGATCAAACCGAGTGCTACCAAAACTATCAATAGTCGAGGCCATGTGACCTAGCGGTTTATAGTCTTGAATAAAGTCCACGACCTCATCCCAAAACGTCAAAAGGTTCGTTATCTCTGATTCAGCATTGACAGCTGTCGTTGTATTGACCTGCTGTGGAGCAATCATTACGACTGAAAGCTGACAATCCTTTACCCAAGATCCACGACTTTGTCTCTGACGCTGCTCAGACTCAATGCCCACTCTAAGCAAGATTGAATCAACTTTATCGTTTTCGATATACTGATCGAAAGTAAAATCCACGGCGAAACTTTTAGAGAACGACTGGCCTCCAATTGCTGCAGCCAAGTTATTTGCAATGCTTACATCGCTTGACATCAGTCGTCTCTCTTCGTGTGAATTCTCAGTGCAACCCCGTGACCGTCCGCATCTTGAAAATGCGGTACACCGCCTTCTCCAAGCACACGACCCGTGTAAACAGTGCCATCGTCAAGAGTGTGCTGAACAACGTCATTCCTCTCAGGAGTGACTAATGATCCATCAATCACTAAGGCTTTCCTTCTGATCGTATAGTCATACCTGATTATTCGATCAATGAAGTCTTCCCCGTTGTCTAGCTTGTACTCTGTTTCTCCAACAACAGCTTGAACCGTGACTGAACCAACTCCAGGCCTGATATACACAACTGTCTCTGACATGTGGTATTCAGCTTTGTCCTGAAGGTACTCAGCTGCTCGCTTGAGTAAGTTTCTAGGCATGGCGGTATCGCTGTGTTACAAGGAGAATTAGATGGCAGATCCGTTGATCAACACATAAACCGAAGCATCGCTAGCACCAGCGGCGTAAGCAACTTTTCCGATATCAAAGTCGTCGCCTGCGTCACCGTCAGGAACAACCTCGTCAGCGGAAATGTCGTATGCAACAGTGTCACCAATTGCCATTGCGGTGGCACTTTTTTTATCAAGCTTGTACACACCAGCGATGCATACAGAACCTTTTTGGTTTGCTGCGATGTCGTTGTTGACGATACCAACGAGAGGGCTGGATGCTCCACCCAGATTTACGACTGCGCCAGCAGAAACTGCGCCAGCGGGAGTGTAATCCAAGTGAACGCCAGATTGATGAAGTTCAGCAGGCATGATTTGTCCTTTGAATTTGAGATTCACGAAATCGACTTGATTTCAACAAGGACAATTCTTAACTCTACAGGAGAAAAAACAAATACAGAGCATGAGCTCATTGGCAATACTGGATACGCTAGCAGGGCTTTTGTTTATCAAGCCACTCCCGATACGCCTCGCCTTTCAATTTGTTTCCGCTAGCATCAAGCGGTCGCCGGAACGGTGTAAGACCTTTGGTATGTTTGGTGTCTTCACTCTTATTCCGCTTCCTGCTTTCGCTTCTCCTTGCTTCCAAATAGTCAGTACGAGACATCCTTTTAGGTATCATGCTCACTCCGACTCTTTGTTTGCTGTAGATTTCTTTTTATCGACCGGCTTCAACCCGAACGCCTTCTGAACCACTTTAGCCAGTAACGCGACATCATTACCATTGACGAACCCTTCGTGCTCATCGTTGGCTTCAATGATGGACTGGATTCTCTTTGACTCATCTGCTGTTAATTTGTAGTTGGTCATATAGGACTCAGAATTGGGCTTGGTTGTCTTCCACTCTACGCACTGAATTTTAGATGAGACAGACTCATTGAAAAGACCAAAAAAAAACACCGCTGGGGGCAAGCCCTAAACCCCAGCGGCGCACTTAGCGTCATACGCCAAGCTGATTCTTTATGGAAAAAGATTGACTGAGTCAATCATCACTCATTGTTTTTTGATTCATGAGACTGGATGTTAGCCAATGCTTTCCAAATTTCGAGCCTGTCCTTATCGCATGAGTCCGCGCGTGACTCAGCCTGTTGCAAGCGAGACTCTGTGACAGACAAGTGCTTCATGGTCTGTCGCCAAAGAACACCGATAGCTCCCGACATCCCTGTGATTGCTGTTACTAAAAGGCCGAGCGTTGTTGGGTCTGGTGCAGTCATTTGTTTACCAGTAACAAAAAAAGAAGGAGGCTGGGGCCTGACGCCCCAGCCTCAAATTCTACAAGCCAAGGCGGGGCTTATGCTGCGCCTTTGCTCTTCACGATGCAACGAGGATCCTGAAGTGCTACGCCGAATGGTAGCTTGGCGCGGAAAGTCACGCCGAGCATGTTCGGATCGTAATCGAATCGCTCAATCTGTGGAGTACGCTGACCGTTGAGGAAAGCAACTTGGATAGGAGCAAAGTCATCGCTGACTCGGCTAACCAAGTACCACTCGGTAGCGGACCCGCCGTATGCAGACTGACTCAAGTACTGCGACATCACAGGCTCAAACATTCCAGCCCAAGCATTGTTGACAGCGCGAGTACGGTCACTGCTTCCAGCAATCCGAACTTCAGTACTGTTGTACAAGTTCTTCGCAAGAATTGCGTTGCCGGTCGTGGTCAAAAGAACAGCGGGGTCAAGCATGATAGGCTTGCCTTCGCGGTCAGTTTGATCAGCAAACATTTGCCATGCGCTTCCAAGGCTGTCAATGCTCAATGCAGATGACGCACCCTCGAAGTAGTTAGGCTGCGTGTTGCCAAGTGCAGCACCTCGGAAGAAGTCGCTGGACGATCCTGCTCCAGTTGATACCGAAGCACCAGCAAGAGTCTGGATGACGCTTTGCTCGATGGCATGAGCAGACATGCGTCCGAAGTGACGAGCGAGACGCTGGAATGCGCCCAAGTCATCGTTCATCAACATCTCTTCAGTGAGTCCGATCAGGCGAGCGTGATTGATCACGCGATTGCTGAACGAATCTTCGCCAAGAGAAGCATGCTTGATCTCGCCAGAAGGACCGATCTGCTCAAGAACACCAGCCTCAGTCAAACGATATGAGTCGAATGCCTTGAAGTCGCTAGTGTCAGTAGTCGAAGAGATCTTGTCCCAGATGCCTTTGTTGTCTTCGTAGCTTTGCAACATCTGCTTATTAGCAATGTTGGAAAGTACGCCAGGCAAGCTGATGCTGCTGTTCGCACTCGATGCACGAATCTCTTTCGATGCTCGCATAGCAGCTTCGATAGTCTGGCCGTTGCATCGACGAGAAGGGATTTCTTCTCCGGTGCTTTCCAGTGCAGCGTAGACCAAGTCCTGAAGACCGAATCCTTGCATCTCTCGCTCGTAAGCTTTGTTCATCACCTCTTCTTGGCGACCTGAACCAACGGCACGTTTGACAGAATCAGCAACACCGTCTTCGCTCATTCCGCCAGTGCGGAGCAACGAGGCTTCGATGACATCCTGATCAAACTGTCGTCGAGCATATCCGCGAGGAGCAGTTGCTTGACGAGGCTGGCGAGCAGCCTTGATGCACTCGAGCTCAAATTTGTTACGATCCAAATCGCCAGCAATTGCGCTGTCGAACAACTCAGCAAGAATCGTCTTGGGTACGCTGTTGTTGTACTCGGCGTGAACTGTCTCGAGCTCTTGAACTCGAGCATCTTCTTTGCGACGAGCAGCGCGAACGCTGTCAAGATACTTTCGAGTATCTTCCGATGCTGCAACTTCGGGATCGAACCGAGGCTGTGAGACCGACTCACTACTTGGCTCAGAAGAAGCCGAAGCTTCGATCTCAACCACTTGAGGCTCTTCCTGAGCTTCGGTGTTCTGTTTTTCAAACGCTGCTTTCAGCGAATCAATCTGTGTATCGTTGAGGTCGTCAGCCGCGAAGCCTGCGTCCTCAAGCCACTGTTCAAATTCCATCGTAATTGCTCCTTGAGAAGCTGCTACGCGAGCCGAAGCTCGCTCGTCATCACAACCAATTCCACAGATGCTGGTTTCACGCCACATAAAACCGCGAACCACAACTGCGGGACCGGAAACATTCCGGCCATTTACTAACTTCGTCACGCCTTCTTTTAGAAGAAGTGGACGTTGTGTCATTTTTCCACCGACAGAGGCTTGCCATTTAAACCCCTTCTTTGCGGCAGCAATTATTTCTCTTGTGTCTTCATTGTCATGGCTCATGACACCGCTATCGACTCGCATCATTGAGCCTTCGATCACTGGCGTACCATGTCCGACAATCTTTCTCGTGTCGTGATCTTTCAGAATAGGCTGTTGCCCTTCGCTGCCGTGAATATATGCACTGCTGATATCGATGTATGCAGCTTCTGGGAAGTTAGGAAGCGACAGTGAACCACCGTTGTAAGCAGTGATGTCAAAGCTCTTTACCTCTTCTGGATCAACCGCCGGATCTTCCGAACTCGGCTCTTCTTGGTAAGCCTTTATCTCAAACGAGTCCGATAAAAAAACGATGTCTTCTGGTTTGTACGATGCAGCCATCTTCTTACCTTTGCTGGAAAGGGGATGTCCCTTCGGGAACAAATCTGTGTCATGCTTTCCTCCTCTGAACTTCCCCTTCTTAAGGGCATCCAAAAAAGAATTCACTCTTGCATGAGCCCACTGATCTGGGCTTTTGACGCTGGGCCTGACTGAACCTGGGTTGGTGTGGTATGCCCCAACGCCTCTCTTGAATACTGACACAAGCGAACGCAATGTCGCTCTCTTCGAGTCGGACGAAACAGACTCGTTATGTTTATCAACTTTACCCTGAAGACTTTTCTTTACCGTGTCGGATATCTCAGCGGCTTCTATGTCAGCATCGACATAGGGGTGCTCGTCCTGAGCAGACACTTTGTGTGTGTAACCAAGATCTTTCAGCCTAAGATGTTTTTCGAAAGTGTCGGCCATGACACCCTCGCCCGTTTCTGGGTCATACATCAGATGCGGTTCGAAGTCTTCTTCGCTCATCGATTAGATGCCCTTCTTCGACTTCTTTTTTACTTCGACCGCTTTTGGAAAATCCGGCTTGGACTTTGCGGGCGCAGGCAAAGGAGAAGGCTTCGGAGCAGGATCTGCCAAAGAACTTTTAGCCGCATTGACCACAATGCCGCCTGGCAACCGAATTGCACAAACAGAATCAGACATCGCGACAATCTCGCAATTGTCGTATCGAAGGTACTTAACTTGATCACCGATCTTCATTGGATGTTCCTTTCTCTTTCGAGGCTATTCCGTAGAATGCCAAAACCACAGTTTGCTCTGAAACAAAATACGTCATGTCAGATCTGAAACTGATTGATTGTTGTCCCACATGCGACAGGACCAATACCTAGCTTTCCACTTTGGACCTGGGTCTGTGTCACACTTATGACGAGCTCTGAAATTCTTCCTTCGGCCTGGGTCGTCTCTTTTTATTTCCATGTTTGGATCACCGAATCTAACTAAGACCACATTGTCCTTGTCGTTCTTGACGTAGACTCCAAACTTCTTCGGGCCGTTGGGTGTTCGGAATGGCTTGTTCAGCTTCTTCTTCTGCTTCTTCGCAGTTGCTGCTGTAACTTCCTCTGAGTAACCTAGGCATTCACATTCGTCATCTGGATCGCAATCGCAGTCACCAGGCAAGGAAGCCTCGATCCGTTGTTCAAGCCCTTTCACTAAGTTCTTCGCAGCTTGCAGAGTCTCTTCAAGCTCATCCTGCTGACGCTTCGTCTCGTTCGCTTGCCGAAGCTGAGGGGGCTCGTTGGACAGAGCAGTGTCTTCGCCTTTGCTTGTCTCGGTCGTGGTTTCTCTGTCAATAACACCAGCCTGTGTTCCTGAAAAACCGTTGCCATTGAAGAACGCTTGAACAGCGATGGCGTTGCGGTACTCCTCGAGCGTCAAGCCTGACTTCTCTGAAGCCATCCTATCTTCTACGTCTATGTCTCGACCTTCTCTCGCGTACTCTAGAGCGCGGTGAGTTGTTCCAGTCTTGATCCTTAGACTCTGTGCCTGTGCTTCCTTGACTGGGTCACTGTGAGCGAAGCCGTCCCAGTGCCAAGTGTGCTTAAACGCTCTGGCTAGGTCGTTGCTCCCCTGTTTCGTAGCAACTTCAATGATGCGTTTAGAGACTGGCTTCGGAAGCACATTGCCATGCAAGGCAGCTTCATAGAGCCATTCGACAAACAGTCTGTCGAGCACAAGCCTGTTAATCCGATCACGCTCGACTCTGATGGCGTGATGATAGGTCTGGTGATCCAATCGTCCAGAGGCATAGTTATGATCAGCTGAGTTTGCCGCTGCAATGTTATACGGCATGCTTAAGCATCTACTTATTTCAGCAATCAGTTCGTGCTTGAACATACTGTAAGTAGTGGTTGGATGCTGCGAGTTTATTTGGCGAATGTCCCATCCGTTAGGAAGGATAGTCGCACTGTTTCTGTCAAGTTCAACTGAGTCCATCCAGAAATCGTGCATCAGGCTTTCGGCCTCTTCTTCGTACTCGTCGCCAATAGGATTATCGGTGTGAAGCACAAGGGCCAGGTTCGCCGCCTGTTCGGCAGCGGAGCATGTCGCAAGAGTGAAGCGACGAAGAAGAGCGAAGAGAGCTAGGGCTGACTGGCATTCACTTACACCGCGATGCTGCTCAGGTCTGTCTTGCCTAAACCAGTGAATGATATTCCGACTGTCGTATGTCGAATATTCAATGTTCGATGCAAAGTAGTAATCAGAGCCTGGGTGATGCTTTAGTATGTCATAGCCGATTGCATTGTCGTATGCATCGAGGTGAATGCCATCAACATAATCTTCTCGAAGGTCGGTTGTTCCAACTGGAGCCTCTAGCCTATCGCACTCAATTGTCTTCAGGTCAAGCGTGACAGGAGTTTCTAGATAGGGGTTTACGGAAATCTTAGCAACCGCCTCCCCGTCAACCACCTTTGCAATCTTCATCGTGTGAAGTTTGTCGGCTAGGTTGATTGCGTGAGACCACTGCTTCCAAGCTGACTGAATAGCTGTATTCTGCTTTTCAGACGCAAGGCCCATGTGAAGACGAGGCCCAGTTCCGATTGTGTCATTTGCCAAGGTCAATACGATACCTAGGCCAATCGGATTGTTCTCTAAAACTTCATACCTTGCTCGAGAACGAATTTTCTTTCGTACATCAGGCGTTGCCGATGCATCAGCTGAGTTCTGATCAACGAATCGCCAATGACGGTGATCGTTTCGCGTTGTTGCTGCAGAGTCATATGACGCATTCAGGCTATGCTTGCCCCAGTGCCACTTTCGTTTCTTATGAGCTTTGGGCGCACTGCTGGGCTCAGGATTTCCTGGTGAAAGGTGCGAGTACTGCACCCCCACTATTGCTTCAGTAGTTGCTGATTCGATGCTCATCAAGACCCTGTGCCGATGCTGTTCGCTAGTTCAACGAAAGATTGGCTCAGAGTCTGAATGATTGAGAACGCACATCAAATACAACAAAGGGGCATCGTCTCCAATACTGGACACTATCCGCGAGAAGAGGGAGGACTGAGTCGCTGAAACAGTGACCTGAACACCTTCTTTTTATTTGCTGGCTTTGCCGCATTAGTACTCCTTAAGTACCTGTCAGCAAT